CTCAGATGGGACAACAGGCTCCTCTGTTGCCTAAAGTTGATGTTCAGGGCTTTGACCCTAGAAGAACAGGATCACCCATTGTAGCGTCCTTATTTTCGGAGTACTTAGGATGACATATTTAGATGTAGTTAACAACGTACTGCGTCGTCTGCGCGAAGAAGAAGTCAACTCTGTGCAAGACACAACGTATAGTAAAATGGTTGGTGACTTTGTTAACGATGCAAAACGAATTGTTGAAAACTCATGGGACTGGTCTGCTACTAGACTTACTATGACTATTACAACAGTGCCTGACGTATTTAACTACGTACTTGCTGGAAGTCAAAACCGACTTAAAGTTCTTGACGTTATTAACGATACGCAAAACGCATTTATGGAGTACCGTCCTCAAGTCTGGTTTGATGAAAAGTATTTGATCCAGCCTGTTCTCGAAGGCACACCGCAGTACTACACGTTTAACGGAGTTGACCCTAACGGTGATACTCAGATTGACATTTATCCAAAACCTGACTCTGCTTATGTTGTGCGATTTAACGCTGTTGTACGCGACGATGATTTAACTGCAGATGCAGATGACGTTATTGTTCCTGCTGCGCCTATCATCCATTTAGCTGTAGCGTTGCTGGCACGAGAGCGTGGAGAGACAGGCGGTACGTCTGCTCAGGAATACTTCAGCATTGCAGATTCTTTCTTGAGCGATGCGATTGCGCTTGATGCAGCTAAACATCCTGAAGAAGTCATCTGGAGTACTCCGTAATGGCGCAACCCCTGCAAAGCATTAACTTAGTATCGCCTGCGTTTAAGGGAATCAACACTGAAGATTCTCCACTAGCGCAGGATACTTCTTATGCTGAGACTGCTGATAACGCTATCATTGATAAGCGAGGACAGCTAGCAGCGCGTAAGGGTGTTTCTGTTACTACAACAGACGCAACCGAACTAGGTTCAGATAAAGTCAAGAAGGTGTTTTACTTCGAAGACAGCGCAGGAAACAATGTTGTTTTTAGCACAGGCAACAACAAGATAATGACGGGTACGACTACGCTTGTAGACGCAACGCCGGGATCGTATTCAATCACCGCTGATAACTGGAAGATTGTAAACTTTAACGATTCCTGTTACTTCTTCCAGCGCGGTTATGAACCGTTGGTGTACAGCAACGCACTAGGCGCTGTTACTAAAATGTCTAGCGTTGCAGGTTCTGCTGGCGTTACATCAAGTATTTATGGAAATGAGGCTTTAGCCGCTTACGGGAGACTTTGGGTTGTTGACAACGCTTCGGATGCAAATGTTATCTATTGGTCTGATCTGCTTAATGGTGTTGACTGGACAGGCGGGTCGAGCGGATCTATCAACATTGAGAAGGTATGGCCCGACGGTGCTGATAAAGTCAAAGCCTTGGCTGCACACAACAATAAATTAGTTATCTTAGGTGAGCACTCAATCTTAGTCTACGAAGGCGCAGACTCTCCAGCATCAATGGCGCTGTCCGATACGGTTGCAGGTGTTGGATGTGTATGTCGCAACAGTGTACAGCACATAGGCACAGACGTATTGTTTATGTCTCACTCAGGTTTGCGTAGCTTTGGAAGAACCATACAAGAAAAGTCAATGCCTCTGACTGACCTAAGCCGTAACATTAAACAAGAACTAATACAACAGATTCAAAACCGCAGCGAACCAACAGCATCTGTTTACAGCCCAGAGAACTATTTCTATCTGATTACGTTCCCCGGATCTGACATCACTTATTGCTTTGATTTGCGAGGACAGTTAGATAACGGTTCGTACCGTGTTACCCGATGGGTCGGCTCTGGTTTTACAAGCTACAACAGAAAAAACGACGGTACAGTTTACGTAGGAACTGCTGACGGAATAGGTACGTACGCTGGTTATCTTGATAATGCGTCTTCTTACCAGTTTAAGTACGCAAGTCCTGCGCTGACATTTGGTGATGCGTCGAGACTAAAGGTTCTCAAGAAAATTAGACCTACGCTAATCAACGGCGCAGGCTATAACGTGGGTGTTAAGTGGTCTTATGATTTTGGAGAAGCGGTAAAGACAGCGTTTATTGACATTGATGCTCAGTACCCAGCGTACTTCAATCAAACTGATGAGTTCAATGTAGCTGAGTTTACATCTGGAACTGCGCTATCCAAAATCAACATCAACGCAACAGGCGACGGTTCTGTTGTTACCGTAGGTCTTGAGACGCAGATTAACGGACAACCGTTTTCAATTCAGGAGTTTAACGTACTCGCACTTATAGGGAAAACAGTATGAGTAACTACACAATCACTACTTACTTTAATAATAAGGACAGCTTACCAAGCGGCGATCCTAATAAGATTATTAAGGGGACGGAGTTTCATACTGAGTTCTCTAACATCGCTACGGCTGTTGCAACAAAGTCTGACATTGCAAGCCCGACGTTTACTGGTACAACTACCATAGCGACGCTAGCTGTGTCAGGAAATGCCTCTGTAACGGGTACGCTTGAGGCCGGTACTATTGACGGAGGTACTTACTAATGGGTCTTATATCTAGTCTAATGGGCGAAATCATTGGCTCAGATGTTGATTTAGGCGATCTCTATGCTGGTATAGGAACGACTGGTCAACAAGCGCAACAGGCGGCAGGGCAGTTGGCCGCTCAGTTGCCCGGAATGACCGCATTTAGACCGTTCACGGTTACTAGCGGCACATCTCAGGTAATGGCTACTCCTGAAGGAGGGTTTAGCATAGGATTATCTCCTGCTGCACAAGCCCAACAGGACGTACTCAGGCAACAAGCAAACTACTACTTGACACAGCCTGTCCAAGGGCTGAATCAAATGGGCTTAGTAGGCCAACAAGCAGGAAACCTAGCTTCTGAGTTTATGACTCAATCTGCTCTTCCTACGGCGATGCGCGAGCAACAGTTGTACAACCAGCTTCGTGCCTTACAGTCTCCTGAAGAAGAGCGTCAGAGGCTTGCACTCGAAGAGCGTCTGGCGGGACAAGGACGCTTGGGTGTACGCACAGCTATGTTTGGTGGTACACCAGAACAGCTTGCTATGTCTAAAGCACAACAAGAGGCACAGAACCAAGCCGCACTAATGGCTATGCAACAGGCGCAAGAACAGCAAGCACGACAGGCAGGTTTAGGAACACAGTACGCCGGTCTTATGGGTCAGCTAGCAGGACAAGGCTTAGGACTACAGCAGGGACAACAACAACTAGGCTTGGGTGCTATGGGCGCTTCTTACTTGCCAGAGCAGCAAGCGTTGGGTATGTTGTCAGCCGCTGCTCCTTATGCTTCTATTGCTGACATTGCTCGACGACAGGGTGCTTCCTTGTACGGTGAGACGGCTATGTCTGGACTGGATGCTCTTATGGCCGGACGCTTGGGTCAAGCTAATCTGGTCGGTGGTATTGTTCCCGGTGTTGTTCAAGGCTTAGGGAACGTTGCTAGCACAGCAGTCGAAGGCCTCTTTAACAAGCTTTTTTAATTAGTAGGAGATAACAAATGCCACGTTTTTCACAACAGGTGTTAGGAGCCTTAGCTAACCCTCAGTACGGTATGCTGACGGGAGAAGCGATTGCTAATGTAGGCCAAAGGTTGTCTGAGATTCCTGCTAACATTAGAGAAGAGCAACAGCGTAGGGCTGCACAGACTGCGCTTCAGACAGGTCTTCAAGGCTACGCTACTCAAGACCCTGCTATGCTTCAACAGTCAGCGGCCGCCCTTGCTGCTTCTGGCTCTGGTGAGCAAGCATTGGCTATGGCTCAGGCTGGTTCTGAAATAGCAGCAACACAGCAAGCACAAGCTGCTCTAAACGCCAGAAGAAATGCTATAGCAGCGTCAGCAGAGGCTAATGGTTACACAGAGATAGCAAGAAGAGCTAGGCAAGCAACATCGCACACTACTTTGGATGATATTGCTAAAGACTTGAGAAGCGCAGAGTTTAAGATAAAGGAAAAGATGCCTACCGCTGTTAGAGTAAACCTAGCAAGAACTGCTGGTATTACTCCAGCCCAGTTTAAAGAGCTAGGATTAGCCGGAGTTTCGGATGACGCCTTTAATAAGTACATTAGCGGTTTAGAAGGTGACATGACGCCTATGATGGATTCAGACGGAAACATAAAGGCGTACAGGGAGAGTAAATTTGGTACAGTTTACGACGACAACACCCAGTCTTGGGTAAACCCCGGCGACTTGGGACTGCAACAGGCTCCTCCTTCTGTTGAAAAAGTCGAGCAAGTTGCTCAAGGCTTTCAAAACAAAGTAACAGACTTGGGAGCAGAGAGGTTCGCAGAGTTGGCTTTTGACCAGATTCCAAAAGCTCAAGAAAGCGTAATGAGCATAGACAGGATACTACCGACTGTAGACAATATGTACACAGGCTCTTTTGCTGACATTAGGTTACAAACAGCAAAAATATTTAAGCAGCTTGGTATCCCTATGGATGACTTAGACAGAATAACAGACACTGAGGTTTACAAGGCAGAGTCAGCAAAGCGTGTTGCCGACTACATAAAAGTGCTAGGTGCTGGTACAGGACTGTCTGATAAAGACTTGACATTTACGTTACAGGTTGTTGGAGGCGACATCAGTGCAGACTCATCGACCCTCAAAAGGGTCCTGATGGAGTACAGAAGCGCCTCCGTGAGAAAGATTCAAGGGTATCAAAAACTAAGGTCGAATATTGAAAGTAAGTTAGGGACAAGTAAGGACAGCGCGTTTACTATGGCTTTATACCCTGACGTAATAGTGCCTTCTATGTCTGCTCCCGGAACTACTACTCTTATGTCTGAAGAAGATTTTTTACTGCTTTCTCCAACTGAGCAAGAAGAATACTTAAAAGAACAAGGTCTTTAATATGTCTGAACAAGATAGATTACAGAGGCTTCAACAAGCTCGGCGTTTAGAAAGACTGAGAGCCGGTAGTATTTCTGAGCCGCTTCCTGAAGAAGAGCCAGAAGAAAGCTACGCAGAAGGAGTTGCGCGTAGGTTTGGAGAGGCAGACTTTGCTGGTACTGCTGCTGAGTTTGTACCTGAGTTTCAGCGAAGGACAGCCGAAAGACAAATTCCGGTTCCTCCCGGCTTTACTGGAGAACCTGAGACTTCTTTTGGGGAACAACTGTCTGTCGGTATATCTCAAGTTGGTAGGACAGGAGGCGCTTTGGTAGGAGAAGCGTTAGGTGTAGTAACTCCTGACTTTATACGGGACTTCTTTGGTGAAGCGTGGGACTACGCTACGAGTACTGATTTAGGCAAACAAGCGGCTGTTGCTGTTTCTTCTGGGTTTGACAAATATCAGCAGTTTAAAGAAGAGAACCCTGTTTTTGCGGAAGAATTCGAAAACGTGCTAGGAACGTCTGCTGACTTTTCTGCTATGTTTTCTCCTAGACCAGACCTAATAGACTTAGACAAGAAAATTAGAGACGCAAGAGCAGCAGGAGTAAAAACAAAACTGTCAAAAGAAAAACAGGCGATTACTAACATGGTAGAGCCTGAGACTTTTACCACAAAAGATACTCTTGAGTTGCGCGGCCCATTGAGGACTAAAACTTGGGTTCCTAGTGAATTTGAGAACGATGTTATAGACGCTATCCAAACTATTCCAGGACTTAAGCCTTACGGAACAATCACTGGCAATTTTAAGGTCATACAAGACCACATAAGAACTCAAGGAGCGAAGCTAGATAACTACGTAGCGACACAAAACAAAAAAATAAACATGGAAGACTTGTCAGAAGAGTTTGCGTTCGCTATGCAGGACTTTTTGGGCAGTGATGTAGTAGGACTTGCTTCTGAAGCAGCACAAAAACAAGCTCAAAAATACATAGCTCTGGCTCAGAAGATTATTAAAGAAGAGGGCAATGATTTAAAAGGTCTTTTAGCAGCCCGTAGGAGATTTGATAAAGCTGTACACGACTCAGGAGGAACACTAGAGGCTGATGTAGCTACTTATCAAGCAATGGCTGCAAAAGAAGTTCGTAATGTTTTAAACAACTACCTAAAAGCTAACACGAAAGGCGACGAAGTACATCACTTGTTAGACCAACAGTTTAGGTCTCTAACAGCCTTAGATAATATGGTAAACAAGAGAAACAGAGAAGGCGTTAATGCTCCAGCTAGGGCGATGCAGATAATAAAAGACAATACAGGTATTAGTCTCTCTACAACTCTTTTGTCTGTGCTTGCTACTGGTGCCTCCTTTGTTTCTCCTGCTGTAGCTGCTCCTATAGCTGGGGTGGCTGTAGGTACTGCCTTGTCATCTCAGATTAGACGACACGGTAAGGCAACGGTGTTAAAATCTTACGCTGAACTTCTGTCTGCTATTGACAAAACAATGAAAGCAGTAACAAGCCCTGCTGGACTGGAGGCGTTATCTCTAGATCGTTTGGTAATTGTTGATCTGATGAACCAAGCTAGAGAGTACGAAGAGGAGCTTCAGGATGGCAGATGATGCTTACACGCTTCGTAGAAAATACTGGAAGGAAAAGACCAGAGAAACAGAGAGGGAGTACACTCGACAGGCTGTTGAGAAGTTCAAAGAAACTATAACTAGGGACGCTAGGGCCGGAATAGATAAAAGCAAATCCGCTCTTCAGGCTAGACGTCAACTATACAAAGAAATTAATAGAGACGGTTTCACTTTAGACAATCTGGGTAGGTACGCAGAAGAATCTCTAGCAGAGTTTGCAGGTAACGTAGGTACAGTCCTCTCGCCTATTACTGGAGCGGTTGACGTTTTAGTGCCGGATTTAGGCTTAGTTGATGCTCTGATGAAAACGGACATAGGACAGCAAGTTAAGCAGAAAGCGCAGGAGTACCCTAGAACTCTTAGAAACACATCAAACGCGTTAGAAGTAGGTAGTGTTGTTCCCGGATCTAAGTTTATGGGTAAGCTCTTAAACGCGCTCATGGACAACACACCAACTGAAATGCCGGGTTTTTATAGCGGTAACCCTGTAGGGGCTTTTGCTAAAGCTACAGTACCGGCAATACCTTCAATGTTTGGACAGCTTTTTAACCCTCGTTTAGCTGCCGAGCGACGCGTAATAGGGACGGGACAGGGACGTAGAGAAGAGTACGTTACTAATCCTAAGCAGAGCGTACAGACGGGCAATATGCTCGCTAGTTCACACATGGATAAACAAAACACAAAGACGCCTGAAGGCGGGGACAACGTAGTACAGAGCAGTGCAGAAGTGCAGCGATACGTTCAGGACAGTTTTGACTTAAGTGACACACCCAGACTCAAGAATGCTCTAAGTTCTCTAGAGCCTGATACACCTAAAGTTGTTATTGACGCTGCTGCAAACCACGCTAGGGTAGTCCATAAGGCTGACAACAGAGCAGGAGGAACTACGGCGGTAGTCCGTAGACCGTTATCGGGAGAGAAGCTGTCAGGAGAGGCTACAGGAGTCGCTACAACAGCGTCTTCTGTGTCTAGGTCTCTAGCTAGTAAGCCGTCGCTAGACGCCGCTAGGAGGGCTTTACCGGACGCTGAGGGCATAGATTTCTATAGGCAGTACTTATCAATCGCCAAACACGCTAACAACGATAGAGTAAGAAAGGCGGTATCCAGCGACATCCTACCCAAAGACGCTACAGCCTCTAGCGTACAGCAGGACTACTGGAAAGGTGTTTACAATAAAAGCCAAGGTAAAAAAGTCACAGAAAACCAACAGAAGGCTTTTGAATTCTTTGAAGGCGCTCCTGAAATAAAGATGACAGACAGAGGGGACGGTATTTACACGCTCCAAGACTCAACCCAGTCAGCCGCCCAAGATTTAGGAGGAATGAACCAGTTCTTAGCTATA